CCCTGTACACCCTTCATGTTTGTCTGGTCACTACAGAGGGAATGTTCACGGCCATACTCATTGCCATCTTGTGATGGATGGAGATGAACCCGATAAAAAATATTTCAACGCATGTGTAGAACGCAATGATTTTACGCCTGTGTCTATCGATACAGTCAAACAATATTTCAGTAATTAATTGGCTATACTTTTGGTATTGTTTATTTATAAAATGCCCACTCCTGTTGCGTTTATTTTTTCAGATGGCGAACGTCATCAAGCATTTGAAGAAGGAAAACGTCGTCAACAAGTTAATGAAACAAAAAAACTTAGAGGACGCAATGGTGGTGCATCGATTGGATCAAAAGCATTAGAGATTCATTTACTTGGAGCAGCAGGAGAAATGGCTGTAGCTTCTTATTTAAACTTAAAAAATTTTTTATATTTAGAAACAGAAGCCAACAGAAACAGTTCGGATTTACCTGGTGATATTGATGTTAAAACAAGAAGCAAACATAAATATGATTTAATTATTCAACGAAATGAAAATCCAAATAAACGGTTTGTCTTAGTAACAATTGAAAATAAACAAACACTCATCCATGGCTGGTGCTATGGAAAAGATGGTATGAAAGACGAATATTGGGCTGACCCTGCGCGAGGACGCCCAGCTTATTTTGTACCAAAGAATGTTTTAAAAGATATTTCTACTATGTTGCAATTACCACAGGCTTAAACACTGAAGCGATTAACAAAAACCAGCAGAAATTTTATTTAAATGTTGGGGTAGGAATATTTGTAATTATTCCCAGACGCTTAGCTTCATCTAAAGTACCTGGAGCAGTTGCACCTGCGTTTAAGCCCATAATTGCAGTTGCTGGAATTGTTAAATAAGGAAGTCCAAATAAAGATGCAGCAGTCTTATTAACAGGATCTTTAGAAAAATTTCCCAATGCTGAACCAACACCACGAAACCCTTGGTCAAACATAGTTTTACCAACAGAAGTAGACATATATTTACCAGCTAATTGAAACAAAGGATTCAAGGGATTCATTTACCCGTTCCTCAACGTAGCTTTAATTTGCCAAGCTGCTTTAAAAGCTTGACCAGTAAGGTCAGCAAGATAATTAGCAATATCAATGGCACCAACTTTCTGTGCAATAGGTTCAAGCTTTTTAGCTTTCATACCCAGCTCTTCAAGGTTTTTGTAGTACACACCAAGCTGCTCTGTTCCTTTGTAGCTGGTAACTTTCTGAATCCCTGGTGATGCATCAGCAAGACCCATGCCACACATAGGCATCAAGTAATCCATGCTCCTAATAAACTCAGCAAGGGTATCGAACTGTTCTAGGTGAGCCTCGTATTGATCCTTCAGGAATGCGTGGACCCCAAGAAAATTTGAGCCCTCGTAGTTGAGATGAATCAAATGTGATTGGGTCTCAAGTTCTTTGAGGTAAGCGCAAAGTGAAATGCACTGTTGGATAAATGCACCCACATCACCACCAGCCTTTGACTTAGCCGGAGCCTTGGGTTTATCCTGAGGTTGAGGAACCGGCTGAGCCTGGGGAGTTTCAGCAGGTTGATACTGTTGAGGACCGGGAGTATACATAGTCAAATACCTTATCTTCTTAGTCTACCAAAATTTACCTTGAATTTTTTATAATAGTTTTATGGAGTAAAATTAAAAGAACAAAGTAAATGTTATGACAGCACGTCCCCCCGATATCTTTTTTAAAACATACACTGTATTAACCGCCCCTGGTTCTGGCGAATCAACGTCTGTTTATTTACCGCCTTCTATTGTTGCAAAGAATTTTAGTTTGTTTGCTACGGTAGCAAGCATCAACACCAACGTTATCGTTGCCCTGGAAGGATCAATTGATGGCACCAACTGGTCAAAAATAATCACAAATAATACTATTACAGCCAATGGCACAACTCATTACAACGTAGCCAACCACCCGGTTAAATTTATTTGTCCTGTTTTTGTTTCTGAATCAGGCGGTACAGCAGCAACAGTATTGTTTTCAGTTGCCGCAGCAAATTAAATAGCCATAGTCCCTGAGATTATGGTTATTAGGATCTCTATATAACGGCATTGACTTAAAGCGTTTTATTTATTCTATTCGAGGCATCTTTGATGTAACTAACTGGCCGTAGTCCCTGGGCTCAGTTACTGACACATTAATTAAATTACAAACATCACACGTGCCCATGTGATATGTAGCTGCATGATTTGGTGGACCAGAGTACACACGCCCCTGGTACCACCTACCATATTTCAGACCACAATCATGACATACCCATTGAAATTTTTTAGGTTTCATTGGATAGCTTTAATGATGTTGCTATAGTGCTCAGCTTGTTTTAAGTGATATGTTTGTTGTTCTTGGAGCACTTCAATAATTGCTTTTGCTAAACGATCTGGACTTAACAAGTCTTCAGCAGATACAACAGTATCTGAAAAGTGATCAATAAATTCTTTATAAGCACGTTGCTCCATTAACGAATCAAATTCCGAAATAGCAACGTTGGTAGTGTTGTGCATGGTTTCACGTAGTTGTTTGGAGTCACCAGCGGCTGGAGTATCAGGACTCCCCAGTCTCTTGGTTGAGTTGTAATCTGAGATCAAATCCGAGTCGTTGAGTTTCATAAAGAAAATCTTCAATACATTTGCCGTAGCCTTCAATAAAATCTTCTGGATTTGGCACATCTTTATCAGGTGGATACCCAATGTGTGATAGCAAGCCCAGATCTAAAAACTGAAGCACTTTTTTTAATAAGGCTTCAACTTCTTCTTTGTCCATAACAATTGTTTTAGTCAGACCCACTTTGACAGTGGGCCTTAATAATGTCAATTATTTATTTTGTTTTTGCAATTCTTCATACTCTTTAATTGCTTTAAGAGCTTCAAAGAATTGCGAACGAGCCAACGGACCAGCTTCTGTAATACAGAAACGTTCCCATAGGCCGGTGTATGTCTGACTACTAGGCCGATACACATTGTACAAATGTTCTTGAAAGTCTGCTTTTTGTTGTTCGAGATTTACATCCCAACTATTCAAAATCTCTTGGTAATCAAATGAATTAGTCATTGACGAGTCTGGTTTGCATGTGGTAAATATCCTGGATCTCAGGACGCAACTCATTGACAGCATCAAAGAGATCGTCTTCAATCAAGGTTAAAAATTCACTAAGAGTACGACCTGTGAATGAGTCATACTCCAGATCAATGTTAAATGAAACGTTGATTGTTACAAGAGTTTTAGGGGGTGCTTCCATTACTAGAAGTGTAGAACCCTGAAACAATAGCAGGTTTTCATTTTTCTAGCAGTCTTTCTAAAGAATGCATTTGGTTTTGCTGGTAGTAACCAAGCCTTTCTTGAATGACATGAGTGTAGTTAATAGAGGCATCAACCATTTCCTCTGCGGTCATAGATGCAGCTAAGTTTTCATTAGCGATCATGGCAGCGGTAAGTACGGTGACTTGCCACTCCATCTTGTTTCCAATCAACGCAGGAAGGGGGGTGCCACCCTGCGTGAACGAATCAAACAAACGCGTCAAACCGTCGTCAGTCATGGCACCCTAATCTTTTCTTCAGTTTATACTCCCTAGTTTTTGCTTTTCATCAAATAAAACCAATACGCATTCCTGGAGTTAAGATGAAAACGTTTACCACCAAGAAGCTTAAGTTTCTTTTCCTCAAGTTCTTGCGCCTTTGCTTCGTTATACGGAAGAGTATCTCCGTTATCACAAAGCATTGCCAACTCAAGATCTACCATTTCAATCTGTAGTTGGAAGTCATCTACAGCTTGTTCATGACAACGGCACATGACATGCGCATCATCAAGATCAGTCGGCGGCTTCAAGTTCTGGTAGAAACTCTTCTGAATATTTGGATGGAAGATTGTCCATTCCCCTTGTGTGGACGACTCGATTCCGTTTGATGTTGTAGTCTTGTTGGATTTTGACACCTTGTGGGATTCGTTGTCCTTCTTGGTAAGCACGGCGGAGCTTGTCGGCATTTGGAATAATTTCTGTTTTTGTAACTGGTGTTGTAGTGCGTTCGATTACGTCACCACTCATAGAAGTTACCACAGTTTCTTTTGTTGTGGTAACGGTTTGTTGCAAGCAAAATTCATTGATGTCTGCTTCTTCCCATTCCTCTACTGGAATAGAAATTTCTACAGTCAACTCACGTTTTTTACTAAGAACAAACTCATAGTTCTTACCAACAATACGATTGGAGTCCAGTGGTGCGGCACGTCTCAACCAATTAACCAGACCCTTAATCTTGGCAACTTGTGACTCATGGTGCTTGCGTGCTACTAACAAAAGCTCTTGCTCTTTTTTAGCACGCTCAACAGCATCTTCATGGTGTGCCCATGCGTAATACAACCGGTCTATTTTTTCAGACCTGAGTTCAAGGCATTGTTCAAGCTCAGCCTTGACCAACTCTTGGGACTCAGAAACCAATAAAGGAATAGACTTGTCCAGGGCAGCATAATGTTCATAGAGTTTAAAAATGGTCAGTTCTTTGAGATTTGTTTTAGTAATTTGAGTTGGTTTCATGTCAAGTAAATTGATTAGTTAGTTTATTTACCATATAGGCCAGCAGTGCTGCGCATGCTGTCCAAAGTAAATCTTTAACAATCGGAAGAACAGCAGACAAAATGCTTTCAAACATGAGTGGTAATAAGTTGTGTTGCAAGCAGTTTAACGTCATGCTTAGGACGTTTAATTAATCTGTAACTTTAGGAAAAAATTTAGTTATTAACTCTGCAATGTAATCAGTCAACGCTTCTGTTTTAGTGTTGACAGATTTAATTTCTTCCATTAGCTCATCTCGACTAGGGCCTGGATCCCACGACCGAGCTTTAATTTCGTCTGGGTTATTTTCTTTTTGAATAATGCGTGCTTCTTCATCAGCAGAATACACACATTCCATAAACATATCCCAAAGGAATTTGTCGCTAAACCCTTGAAGGTCAATGCCTTTATTAGAAGCTTCAGTTGTCATAACTGCTAAACAGTTAAGAATAAACTGAGACTTACTACTTAAAATTTTGTAGTACTCAGTTTCAGGCAAGCCGTAAGTTTCAAATCCCATCAGATTCATCCTCATCAAGTGCATTAGAAATAGCAGCAGTTAAAGCATCAAGAATAAATTGTTGTTGCTTTTCTTCTCCAAGGTTATTCCACCATTGGAGATCAGCATCTTCTTCGTCCCATTCAATTTGAATAGTACCGTCTCCATTTTCTTCTTCAATGTATTTAATGTCAAGTTTAAATACAGAAGCAGGGTCAGCACATTCAAACTGCATTTGAGTTACGTATTCTTTGATGTTGTTTTCCATGCGTTTTTTAATTGAGGAAGAGAAGTACCTGGAAACGGAACAAAGCCATTATCTAACATGTTATCAAATAAATCCCAAACATGTTTTTGAGTAAAGACTTCTTTTGGTTTGTAGGTACGCCAAGACTTAAGTGGAGCCATAGAGCCTTGCTTGGTGTATAGAACAACAAACCTCCCTTCATCAGACTTGCCTTCTGGTGGTGCGTACCACCAAGCCACAGCATGTTCTGCAACTTGACCACGGCATTGCGAACGGACTTCACCACGTTTAACAAGGAGCTGACGATAACGTTGCATCCATGTTAAATGAATACACCAAGGCTTGTAACCTTCAATCTCAGCCTGGAACTCAGATAGATTATTCAGTTGTTTTTGAAACGAACCGCAAGAGCAGTATGGACTTGCCTGAAGTTTCTGTAAGCCACTAGCCTCAACATCCGATTCTGGTTCAGGAGCATCAAAGTCAATGGCATCATTAATTTCGTGGAAACCATCAGGGGCAACCAGGTGCCCAAGGTCAGTTTGATCTGATTGAAGTAACTGAACCAACTTGGTTCGATCTGATATGTGAATGAATTTATCAGCCCACGCACGTTGTATTTGTGCAGATTGCGTAAGGTACCCCAGCTTATGGTTGTAGTGCCAACCTTTGAACATAATGTAGGCATTGTTTCGCCAGATTGATGGTCCACGATAGTTAGGTCCCAAATAAGCAAAGAAGTCTTTTAAGCGTCCTGTATATGCCTGGTACGCATTACAAACCAATTGCTTGTCATACTTTTGATTTGTACCGTCATTACGAATAACAATAATATCTTTATCAGAAAGATTAATTCCTGCAATGTCAGTATCATCAAAATCTAAATAAGCTCTCCTAATATTTGAACGAGAGTAAATAGATTGCTGTGCTGTGTTAAGTTGCGTTACTAATTGGTTTTCCATGGTTTGATTAAAAGTTGAGTTAATTAAAGTTCCCCGTGGGGCGGCCTCACCTTACTACGAAACAAGGCTCGATCATAGGCAGACTTTGCAGTTCGATACGTACCAAAAGCAAGGGCACCAAAAGCAACTGGTGTTCCCAGTGCAAGAGCTATGGGACCAGCAATCAACATAACTGCTGTTCCTGTAGCCAACGCAACTTTTTCTTCATGTTTCATTTGTTTAGTTATGTGTAGAATTGATTATCCTCCATGGTTATTTATGGAAGAGCATTACGTGCCACTTAGTAAGTTTGATATTGAACCATCAATTGATGATTTGTTTTGGGAAGAAAAAATTAAACGTGCAATTCAAGATTGTAACTCCGTAAATGCATTGAAAGAAATGGCGACTCTTTTAGCAAGAATCGCCACACAACGCCAAGGTGTAATAAAAGGGTTGGTTAAAGACATTCACCTATTCAACAATGTGTTGATTGATGCAAATGACATTGCCAACCCTGAACTTAAGTCTTAGAAACTAAAGTTCTCACCCGTATCAGGATCTTGTACAGAAGTCAAAAGCTTTGCTTCTACATCAATGCTCCTGGATGCCGGAAGAATTTCAACACCTTCTTTAATTCCATAAGCACCACCAAGCTTTTCAGCGTCTTGACGTGCATGCTGATTAATATAATCCGCAAACATGTCTTGATACTTCCAAGTTGATTCCCGATCTTCATCAGGAATTGACATCTGATTCAGTGATTCGATTGCAGCTTCTTGGCTGCTGTAATCAGGGATGTTAAAAGATTCAATTGCGCAGATCTCAACGTTGTTGGCGCCACGCATTTCGTTGGCAAGTATCGGAGCAAATACGGTAGTTGCGTAAAACTTTTCATTGAATGCAAGAGGCACCTCTGAATCCAAAGCCTTGCTCAAACACTTGGACATTTCTTTTTCATACATCTTGACCTTGTCGGAAACATCTGTGCCATTCAATCCCTTCAGGGTAAGAACCATTGGAATCTTATGTGCACGCTTGTTTTCCTGGGTCAGAATATAAACAAGATACTTTGTACGTACACTGTACTTACGCTTGTACATCTCACCTTTGCTATTAGCAAGGTCCGACGCAATCTTATCTGCTTCAAATAATTCTTTAACATCTGGATCCTCAAAGGTTCCAATCGTCTGTCTCATTCCAGTAGTTTCCTCAACCATGAGGGGAGAACGTAAAAGGATTTGAATTCGAGGCTCAACAAAATTGAGTCCTTCTTCCACTGAAGTGTTGGGAGCCATACCAAAAGTTTGCTTGTAGTTCCAGAGAACTGAACCTTTAGCAAAGTCAGTTTCAGTGGCACTCCATCCGCAAGTATCCAAGTCTGAGTTCCGCACGAACCAACCTCTTGTCTTTGACTTGTTAAGGGGCTGGATGGTGACGAGATTTTGGTACCCGGAAACAAACTTCTTATCTTGAAAAAGTTTGAACGATTCCAGTCCACGAGTAGCCAATGCAGATGTCTTCTTAGTAGTCATGATTTTTGCAGATGTTTTAGTAGTAGGTTCAGAGGTTTGTTCAGTGTCAGGATCAGGTTGTCTCAGAGCATCAAGAATAGAAGTCATGATGGTTTGTTGTTGAATAATAGGCAGTTTAACGTCATGCTCAGGACGGTTAATCAATCAAGACCAATAAGCTCGTCTTTAATTTCTGCAAGTTTCTTTTCCGTATCTCTGTACTCTTCAACAAGTTCTTCCATGTAATTAATTACAAAAGCTTTGGCAAACCCACAGCCGCTCATGAAGTTAATAAAAGAATCAATAATACTTGATCCAAGATCGGCGTTAAACGAAACCAAGTAAGTGGTGGAATCATCAACATGTTTAAATTCGTAATGATTGTAAATA